GTACCTCCCCAAGACATTGTACCTATATCAAACCTCTTAAATGAGGTTGCTAGTACTCCTGATGTAAATATGAAAAATGAACCCGACATTACTCTAAAAGTATCATTATTTGCAACCACTTCTGGAAGGGCGGTTGTAAAAGTTAAGGTAATTGTTGAACCTGCAACCCCTGTATTATGAACATCTGTTATGGTTTTTCTTAAACCGATATTAGCCGCTGTACCTGATAGAAACTCTACAGTTTTCCCAACGACAAACTCGTTTATATTGTGAGTGTTAAATGCCACGGTTATTGTTGTGACAGTTCCACCTGTCGCTGTGTAAGTTGGAGACCAATCGCAATAAGTACCACAAGCACCTGCCGCAATCGCTGGTGAAAAAGCTCCTGATGTGATGGGAAGCCACCCATCCTGTTCGTGGTCATAAAGGTAGTGAACTGTCGCTGAACACATATAAAAGGCAAATCTATGTAAGTTAGCGTTATCATTAACTACAAACATATTAGCCGCAGTAATAGTATCTGCTGGCATCATTGTTTGCCATTCTTTTCTATGTAATATTTTTATATTGTTTTGAGCTTCAGACATTTATATTCCTACGCAATTATTTACATTTCCTATAACTGCTAATAAATTATTCTGTGCCGTTGCTATAACATTTGCAGTATGTGAACCTATTAAAACTTGAGATATGGGTTGTGTTGCTTGGTAAAAAGTACCTGTAACTGCGGTTGAAACTGATGATATAGGTGCCACACGCAAAGCAGTAGTTCCAGAACTTATAGCCCCGCCTAAAGGTGCAAGTCTTTGAACCAACTCCTGTAGTGTATCTATTAAAGATTCTAAAATAGTTTGTTTTGCTGATGTAGCAAGTCCTGTCTCTGGATTAGCTGTTGGGTTAGATACTGTAACTGTTCCACTAACTGTCTGGGATGCTGGAAAGTTAACCTGATTGGGTGTGATTGTCTCTATCTGAGATGAATCAATGACAACCCTTACGGCTGTTTCTCCACCACTCTCTACGAACTTATCGTGTTCTCTTTGTACTGTGATTTGTGACAGCATTTTACATACCTCCCATCATCTGCGGTTGCTGTTGTTGTTCGGACTGTCCTCCCATATGAGCCTGTAGTTCCCCTTGAATATGTGTAGCGAACATCTGTTTAACTTGCTCTGGTAGCTGTCTGAACATATCTGTCTTAGTAAAATCAATATGTGCCTGCGTATGAACTATATCCGCTCCCTCAGTTGGGGGTACAGGTTGACCTTGACTCATACTCATATTCTCTTTATCTGCTATAGCTTGGGTGTCAGGTCCTTGAGGCTGTTGTCCCTGTTGACCTTCGGCATGACCTGCAACTGCAATCTGATCATCGGTTTCTTCCATCCTCTGGTCTCTTGCTTTAGATGAGAGTTCCTCTACATTTGGGAACTCGAATTGTCTTAAAACCTCCTCTGCGGGTAAAATACCCATCTCAGCTAGCTTCATCATTGTCTCTCTCTTAGCTTCTAAAGTATGTCCTAACCATGAGCCAATCTTAACTATCACTTCATTGTCCCCAGTGATAACAGTAGCTCCTTTTGGCTTTTGCTTTGAACCCTCTCCGATGACTTTCATGTATTCCTGTCCTTCTTCGGGTTCGGCAATTTTTATAATTCTTGAAACCTGATACTTTTTAGAAATGATATCCAACATTCTCTCAAAAACAACTGATAAGAAAGACTCTAAAGACTGTGTTAATCCTGTCAAATTGTTAGCATCAGCAGCCTGAATCGCCTCAAGAGTATCACCTGAACGAGCGCCTGTGGGCATCCTTCCGAGAGCGGCATCGTGAGCACCTAAGATGTCTTCAATATAATTGTTTAGTTCGTCTGAAACTGCATCAAATCCTGTAGGCATGGGGTTCATCTCCATCTGTTGGAAGGTTCTACCTTTGTTGATTTCCCACACTTCACCCATTTCGTTTGTAGTTACATTGACTCCGTGACCTTTCTCAGCGATTAAACGATAGACTAGGGCTTGATTCATGTACATTATCTTTTGAGATACGGCTCTATCTATGGCTTTATTAAGAGGAATTGCATCCGTTACCCATGCTCTACCGTAGACTTTTAGGGGGTTCATTTGCACTTGGTAAAAATAGATTGGAAACTCTTTATCGTCTGAATCTTCTTCGATTAGGATTTGGTCTCCTGCGTATGTAAAAATCTTAACATTACCTTTCTTAGAGTTCTTCTCATCATCCCATAATATAAACTCTTTTATCGTAACCGTAGGGATAGCCTTGTCCTCATTAGACCCCATCTCTTTAGTTAAAATCTTAGCTTTTAATCTTGATGTAGCCATCTCATCGTCAGGCTTGACTTGTTTTCTAGCCTTCTCATCATATCTCTTATCGTTTTTAACCTCTTCAACAGATTTAACTATTGTCTTAGCAACAAATCTACCTACTAATCTTCCAGCGTATAAGTGAGACCTTTTATCTATATAGACATCAAATGGGTCGTGCAATCTCACTCGGATTTCCCCAACACCACCTTCGGCTTCGGGGTCCCAATCTATCTCCACAATACCTATTGAATTTGAAAGCCCTGTATCAACCACACCTGAAACCATCTGCTCTAGATGGAGTTTTCTATATAAGAAATCCATAGTTTTACCCATCCTACGGGCATTTTTCACTGTCTCTTCATCGGTATCGCCAGGGATTATTTCGGATTTGGGTTGGGTTCTTGTAACATAATTTTGAATGGCTCTTTTAGTTGAACGAATCTTATTTATAACCATTCTGACTTCCCCTCTTTTCTTCGGGGGATTGGCTTCTAAAGAGCCTGTGACTGTATTGACAGCCATATAATGCTGTCCATTTTCAAACTGATAATTTTGATACCACTCTAAATCATAGGGTTCTCTTGCCTTTTTAACATCGGTTAAAAGAGATTCACAATAAGAAATCTTCTCTTTATCATCTAGCTTGTCCCATGCTTTTGAATCTACATTAATCATTTCTCTTTAGCCTTTAAAACCCTTTCTATTCCTGCCTCTTCCATTGTCATATAAGGGTCGGGTTCGTCTTTCTTGGAATCCTCTGGAGTCTCATCAAAGTCTTCAAACTCGTTCAGATTCATCTGTAGGAACTTTCTTTCCCTTCTATTTTGAATATCAGAATAAACTATGTACACTAGTTGCAAAAATATAACAGCAAATAATATTAGTTCCATATGTGTTTATTATACAATACTTACCATTCCATTCCCATGACTGGGTCGTAGTAACCCTCTTTTTCTAACTTCTGTTTATTTAATATATCTTGTAAATGACTACCTGACTCTTTATAGGGTTGTTCAGGACTCTCGGCAGAAAAGGCTATATCCTCAACATCAGTGAGGGCGTCAATCATATCGTCTCTATTACAGTGGGGAAATCTCACAAGTTGGTCTTCTAAATCCACCATATCCCTTTTAATAAATACCTTCCCTCGTTCAAATCTAGGCTGTAGTACCGACCTTATCCTGATTTCCTTCTTGATTTGACCCCTTGAGGTAATCTCCATTAAAGGTAGATAAATCTTTCTACGGTCTTCCTCATCGTGAATAGGAAGCATTATCCCTTGTGCCTGTCCGATGACTTCCAAGGTCATTGTTATTGGTTTCCACTGTGCGTGAACTGAAAAGAGATTCTCTATAAGCTCCATTGTGGTCCACTGACCACTTCTAGTTTCTAAAACCCACCAGTTATTATCAATGTCTACCCCTACAGTGATAATAGATGACTCGTCTGCACTCTCCGATTGGCTTACTGCGGGGTCACAGACAGAAAACATATTAAGATTCTGGGGAAGTTGGTTACTTTCCCCCTCTCCATAATACTTTAATTGACTTCTTTTTATTATTGCGGACTCATCATCAATAGGGTCATTGAGATAAAAACAAGAAAATATATAGGAACCTTGCAATCCTCTAAGTTCCTTAAGTTTTTCTTCACTTAAAAGTTCTGGAAAGTACAAAGTCTTATCTGGATTTCTTGCTCCCCTGATATAAATGTCGGTTTGGTCTGACAATTTAGAAGCGATGTAGGCATATAAATCGTAGTTAGACCATCTTGTCCCTATGATT